ACAAAGATCAATATCAAATTCAAAGACGGACAGGAGCCCGAGGTAGATCTTCCGATGACTGCCCAGTTCTTTTTTCCAGGTACAGAACTCTGATCCTATAGAGTATAACCACTGTCCGTTCTTCCCAGGACCAGAGTACAGATCTCTTATGATGACGGAAGTTTTTGAATTAGTTTATCATGGAAATGGAGGATTTAGCTGGCAGAATGTCTGGGATATGCCGATTTCGCATAGGAAGTTTAGCCTTAAGAAGATCAATGAGTTCTTAGGAAAAGTCCAAGAACAACGCAACCAGCAGTCACAGACGATAACCGAGAAGACTGATATGAAGAAGTTCAAGATGTCTGATGATACAAAGAATGCGATGGTTAAACCACCAGATTTTGTTTCTAAGGCACGAGCTAAAAAGTAGTCATGTCAGATATTTATACCTATACACATTAGCAGATGGCAGACGAGAATAAAAATCAATTAGGGCAAGCAAAAGAATTAATAGCTCAACTAAAAGATAAACTTCAAATTGAGGGAGATTATCGTGATATATTAAAAGAAAGCATTACAGAATTAAAAAAAATAATAAAACTAACAGGAGATCTTAATACTCTTACTGGTACACTAAATACATCTACTATAAATACTCGTGAAATACAAAAAGAATTATTAAAAAATGAAAAAGATAGATTTGTAAATAAAAATAAATTTCAAGATCTAGAAAAGTCATTGACAAGTACGCAAAAGACCCAAGTAGATGAGTATTTAAAATCTATAAAAACCATAACAGAACTTGAAAAGCAATTATCTGATTATACTATACAAAGAACAAAAGATGAAGAAGATTTATTAGAGATAGAAAGATTATATGCAATAGATGAAGCAAACGCTTTAAATCAAAGTCTTACTCTATCGCAAGCTATATATGCACAAGCTATAAAATCTGTTAATTTAACTGAAAAAAATATAGAAATTCTTAAAGAGCAAGAAAAAATAGAAAAAGAGGTACAAAAAACTATAGGTTTTGCTGGAGCCGCTGCTAAGATGCTTGGTACAAATATTCAAGTAGGAACTGAGGCTTATGAAGCAATGGTAGAAGCCGCTAGAAAAGGATACTCTAGTACAAGAGTAATGTTTATAGGATTTAAAAAAGCAATAAAAGAGGGCCTAAATGATCCTCTTATAGGTGCAGGAATGATAGCAAAGGCTAATAGCGCTATATTCTCAGGCATAGGAAAAGCATTTAGTTTTATAAAAGATATTGCCCAAAAAGTATTTGGACTTATAACGGGCTGGAATGATCGCATATTTGAATTTGGAAAGAATCTTGGAGTAGGAGAACAGGACGCTAGGAGTATGATGAATCATTTCCAAAGTATGGCTCTTAATTCAGGTCCTCTATTTCTTAATATGACTGGGATTTCTAAGGCATTTTTAGATATGTCAGAAAGCCTTGGATTCATAGCTCCGATGAATGATGAGATGCTACAGACTGCAACTCTTCTTCAAAGACAATTTGGATTAACTGCGACAGATTTAGAAGCAATAAATGCAAATTCAGCACTAAGTGGAAAATCATTCAAAGATACTTTTGACACCATTAATGCCATAAGGATGGTAGAAGGTGGCAGAAATAAAGTGATGATGTCCCAGAAGCAAATGATGGGCGAGATATCAAAAGTTTCTGCTACAGTACTTATGAATTTTAAAGGCAATGTCCCAGCTCTTGCAGAAGCAGTTGTCAGAGCAAAAAAATTAGGACTAGCTTTAAATGATGTACAGGGAACTACAGATCAATTCCTTGATTTTGAAGGCAGTATATCTAAAGAATTCGAAGCTCAATTATTTAGTGGAGAAGACCTAAATCTACAGCAAATAAGAAGATTAGCCTTAGTCCATGATACAAAAGGGATGATGGAAGAGATAGGAAAGAGAATTCCTACTTTAGATAAATGGAATGAAAAAAATACATTTGATCAAGAAGCAACTGCCGCAGCAATGGGACTTACTGCTGACAAAGTTTCAGAGATCATACAAAAGCAGCAGATTGCAAATAAACTTGGAGTTGATGCATCACTTAGCGCTTCTCAGATGTATGATAAGCTTAAAGATTCTGGAAAAAGTCATGAACAGATAGTTGATTTGATGAAAGCTGCTGGAGCAGAGCAGTACAGTACTGCTGCTATGTCAGAAAAGATAAGTACTTTCATCGATAATATAAAAATGACATTGGGTCAAATGTTAGAGGGTGAACTTGGGCAAACTATAAATGGATTTCTTAGTATGGCTTCTAATTCACAAGTATTGCATGGGTGGTTGAAAAAAATTGAAGGCGTATTAAAAGGCGTAGGAACGTTCTTTTCAAATCTACCAGAAAATCTTAGGCTGATGTTATCTGGTTTTGCAAAAATAGCCGGAATCATAGCTGCTTTAGAAGGAGCTATAGGTTTATTACTTCTTGTTAAGAGTTACGGATTAGATCCAAGAGGTTGGGCTTTAATGGCAGGTGCAGCAAAATTAGGAGTTGCTGCTTATGCTGCAAATGAGGGATCTAATGCATTAGGAGAAATGATTTCAGTATCAAAGGCGGCTGTACAAAATGAAGCAGCTGGAACATCAACACCTATGTCAGCCCCAGCAACAGCGGCAAATACGACTGCTCCTCAATCTCAAGTACTCCACGTGTATTCAACAGTAATGGTAGAGGGAGATGTTCTTGGTAGAACTAGTGTAAAACACAGTGAGGGTGGAAATTATGATAATAATGGCGGGCTTTATGGTAAGCCATATAATAATTCAAATTCCAAAAAATAACCATGGCATTAATAAATCTCAAAACCCAATATACGTCACTGAAATTTGGAAACGATACCAAAGGTGGAGGTGATTCTGGACTTCCATATGTCAAATTTGATACTAATGGAAATGCTCAGACTCCATCAGGCTTTATTTCAGTAGCTGGGACTGTGCAATCTGACTTCCCAAAGAGAGGGGGAACATATCCATCGAATCTAATAGATTTAGCAAGAATTAAAGCTTTTTTAGCTGATAATAGAGGCAAGATCTTTATAGACAAGCAGAAGACTCTTCAGTTTATGAATCCTAAGATGGAGACTGGTCCTAGCTTCTTAGACTCAGATCAAACAAAAACACTTCCAGGACTAGTAGAAAATACAAGAGTTTATTCCACTGATAATTTGCTTGGGCAGATTAGTATAGAAGGTACTGGTGGTCATCTTTCTAGAGTTGGACTTCCTTACTTTGGTGTACAAGATGAATTTTATGCTAATACAGTTGGGATACAAAACCTAACGAATTCAGCAGTAACAAATAGATTGCTTCTATTAGGTAGACTCAAGATTGCATCAGGTAGAACTGGAAATACGTTCTCTTCTTTTAACAATGCATTATCAATTGGAGAAGATTTTGCAATGGCTAAAAAAATGGGTATTGCAATTAATAATACTCTGATGTTTAATTATCCAGGAGGACCAAATTCCTCTTATGGAGTAGGTAGCACGGTAATAAGAAGAGCTGTAGATACTACATTGAATACACTTCCAAATGTAATGAATTATACTCAGATCATGCAGCAGAACGCAATAAAGGATGGAGTTATAGATTCAACAACGATAAAAGATTTTAGGTCTAATTTACAATCATATAAAGGAGCTAATACTACAGTATGGAATTCAGCTAAGACTATGGAGAATAGAATAGGGATTGCAAATCCAGGTCTAATATTTAAAGATCCAAATGGAGTTACTCCAGGAAAACCTATTAATTATACTGCTTATGTATCTGCAGATATTATAAATTTTAACGCTCCATTGACAGTTAGCGCTGCTGTAAATAATGATACAGATATATATAATGCAATGCCTGATTCTATAAAATTTGGATTTGAATGTATGAGTAACGATGTACCTGGAGATTCAATATTATTACAATTCAGAGCTCTACTATCAAATGGATTCACAGATAATAATACAGCAGTATTAAACTCATTTAGATACATGGGAAGAGGTGAAGAATTTCATACATATCAAGGTTTTACAAGAGCAATATCTTTTTCTTTTAAAATTGCGGCATTTTCAAGAGGAGAGATGTACGGAATATATAGCAAACTAAATCAACTCATATCCCAAGTATACCCTGATTATTCTCCAAATACAAATGTAATGAGAGCGCCTTTAGTTAAAGTAACGATCGGAGATTATCTATATAGAGTGCCAGGTTTTTTAGAGAGCGTAAATATTACAGCAGATAATAATACTTCTTGGGAAATAAACTTAGAAGGAGATAGTGCACCATTTAACGATATTAGCGATCATCAAGAATTAGATAATAGTAAAAAAGTCCAACAGTTACCTCACATGATAGAAGTCGCCATATCGTTTAAACCAATACTGAATATATTACCAAAGAGGCAAGTGTATGGACAAGGCGGGGTAGAATTAATATCTCATAGTAAATATCTATGGGCTCCACCAAAACAGATTCCAACACCTGCCGCTGAGACTCCAAATAAGATGCCAGATACCAAAACTGAAACAGATACACCTACGACAGATACTGTTGATTATACTCCAAGTGAGACTGCATCAGGTGGATCAATACCAGGAAAATAAAATATAAGTATGATAAATAGATATCAAAATATATCCACTACTAAGAATAGTCAGACTGCTCCACCTTTCTATGTAAATGCTATATATCCAGACATCCCGCTGTCTAATGATGATAGCTATGTCATTACTACTTTAGGAGATAGGTTAGATCTAATGGCCCTAGATTTCTATGGTGACACGGGGTATTGGTGGATAATTGCTTCAGCGAATTCACTTCCTGGCGATAGTTTATTTCCACCAATAGGGATGCAATTGAGATTTCCAGCAAATCTGCCATCAGTATTAACAAATTATAATAAAATAAACATAGTAAGATAAAAGTTATGGGACCAGATTTAAATAGGATATGTAATATAGCGGGTTACCCAATATACAATTGGGCTGCAATGCAATTGAATGTCAGAAGTAAACAAGGACAACAGGATATACGGGATGATAGTAATTTATTATATCTTGCGAATAAGGGCGCGTGGGTGAGAGTATTATCATCTGTTAACTTGGAGCGCAAATTGATGAATTACTACCGTACTATAAACCCAAATATAGCAAGACCTCAAGACCTAGCAGAGAGTTATGTTCTTTATGGCGGCACTTCTACTTATGCGTTTGAGAGTAATAAACTAAATGTGCCGCAGTATGGTATAAATAATCTTGAGATTGGGGATTTAGGTAATGTAAAAGGAGCTGGCATGAATTTAAGATCGGGAATAGGCAACAGTGGAGCTTATAATTTACTCGGAGACCAGGAAGTAAAGGCCTATGGATATAGACCAATGCCTGGTATAACTTCAGTAAATATAGAAGCAACTGGTCGTTTGGGGTCTTTAAGACAGGCCACGGTGAATTTTAAAGTATGGGATAAGTATCAACTTGATATTATAGACGCGCTTTACTTCAGACCAGGCTTTACAGTGCTTATAGAATATGGTCATGCAAAATATTATGATAATGATAGTATTCTGCAGACCTCTGAGCAATGGATGATTGGAGATCCTTTTAAAACACAGTCAACAAAGGAGCAGATAAATATCCTTATTTCAAACGGAATTAGAAGATCATATGGGAATTATGGTGGCATGCTAGGGATAGTTACTCACTTTGATTTCTCAATGAATACTGATGGCGGATATGATTGTTCTATAAGAGCAATGTCACTAGGCGCAGTAATGGGTAATTTCCCAATAAATCACTTAGATGTTTTTTCAAAAGCATATCAAGGACAACTTAAGGTTTATTTAGATAATACAAGAGCCACTAAGATTGCTGATGCTGAGAGAGAGTATGCTGATAAATTGTCAGCTGATATAGCACAGGCGAATCTATTACTAAATCAATCTCCTGATATGTGGGCAAAATTAAAAATAGATGACCCATTCAGTACATTATTATATAATACTAAAAATATTCTTCCTTTTAATGAAAATATAACTACTTTTACCAGAGATACTACAGATCCACAAGGGCATGCTTTAGTCCTTACAGAAAATGAAACTCCATATAGAACTACTTCAACTTTAGATCAAAATACTATAGGATTAGCTATTATTCAGGGCGGGAAACTACCTGACGGCAAATCAGTATATGATCAAATAACTATTGATGTTCCATATTATACAAATAGAGTAAATACAGAAGTATCTAATTTTACTGGATCTCATGATATAAGTCTGTCTTCAACTTCTACAAATCTAAAAGCTTATTATCTACAAGATAATGGATCTCCTGGAATAATCTACTTTTCTAGACTAGAAGATAAAATCACTGATAAGTATATAGCTCCATATGGAATAGAAGGTCAAACGGAAACTATATATATTAAATTAAATGTTAGTAATATAAATTCAATTATAACTAATAGAACAAGTACAATATTAAAAATTCAAAATGGAGTAAAAAACCAAGATCTATGGAAAGAATCATATAGTAATTACTTTGATGTATTATTTAAAGAAAAAACAACTGGGGGATATTATATACAATATACATATTTTGGAGCATTGAATCCAGAAAACACAGTATTTTCTTTACAGTTAAATTTTCCAATAGGACAAGAATCCAAAGCTAAAGAATATTTTACAAACCCAAATACTAAATATAAAATATTAGAGATAGATAGCAATGCTCCTTTACCACAATATGGAACATTAAATACTTTTATTTCACTGCAAGTAGTAGATAATGATGGAAAAGATCAACCTGGATACACTATAGATTTTGGAGGAGGAGGTAAAAACAGTTATGGCAATAGTGAAATAGTTGATTTATCGTTTATTCAGTCTATAGAAGAAAAGGATAATTACCAAATTTTAGCTACTGATGGAATATTACAAGAAAATAATGCGAATCTACAGAAGCAGATGAATGACTTAGCGGCTGCCAAAAAAACAGCGGAAGATCAAATACAATCACAATATGATGCAGACCAAGTAGCTCTTACAACAGAGTCAAAATCTACTCTAGAATTAATGCTAAAGTCACTTCTGCTCTTCGCAATAAATCATCAAAAACCAGATATACCAACATATAGCATTGATCTTAAGAAGTTTATCAGAGATATATTTTCTGAAGGATGTTATGCAAAGTACTTTAAAGATTATTTTGCTGAAAATAAACAATATTCAAAGAAAACTTATAAGAAAGAAGATTTAGCTAGGTATATTAATACTCAGATGAATGAAGATGACAGATTAGAAATGAATCTAAATTATGGAAATAATTTCTTTGTAATGTCAGGAGAAAATTTAGTTAATAATAGGGGGGAAATTAATGATGGAATAGTTGATAAAATACCGACTGTGGATTTTGGTGAATTGATTAAGTATATTCCTTTACAATTTGGAGAAAATTCTAATTTAGGAGTAAAGGGGGCTGATACAAAATTATCAGTATATATCCCACTCGGCCTTTTCTTCTTATTCTTAAATCATACGGCTATGTTATATAATAAACAAAACATAAATGCTATAGGTAATGGAAATATAGTTACTCCTATGACGTATATAGATTTTAATCCGGAGACTAATTTCTTTTTGAGTAATGAAAGTCAAATATCTTTAGATCCTTTTAAATTTTTAATTCCTTTTCAAGGAGGTAATATAGCATATGATAAACTATTTGGAGAATTACTATCAGATAATAGGATACTAAAGCCAAGCGGATCTTCACAAGCCCCACAACCTCTATTTAATTTTAGTGAGGATAAATTGAGCGGGGCAATTAGCGTGGATTTTAAAACTCCTCTTGGAGATGCTAATACGCCAAATGGATATATAGGAAAATTGATGAAGGTAATGGTAGATGTAAATTATCTACTAACAATAATAGAACAGCAACGAACTAATAGTGATGAAGGTCAAGCATTTTTTCAAACTACGATAGAGCGAATATTAGAAGATCTTAATAAATCTATGGGTAATTATAATGCTTTTAGATTATCTTATAATGATAGCGCAAACTGTTTTGTAATAACCGATGATCAATTACAAGCAGCTCCAGATTCAACCGTGAAAGCTGCGATTGATAGTATGATAACATCAAACGGAGAATTAGGATATGAGATCCCAGTGTATGGAAAAAATTCTATAGCTAGATCTTTTGAGATGAAGACAGATATGAGCGGTAGAATAGCCAGTATGTTAGCTATATCAGCAAATCCAGTTCAGAGTGATCAAGTTGCCACTGCAAGAAATACTTCTGATTTTGGTATATACAATATAGGTACGTATGATAGATTTATAAGCGCAGTATCAGACAGTGTATCAGGATCTAAAGACGATCCTAATAATTTTGCTGAAGTAGAAGCCGCAATAAATTTTAATAATATGGTAAAAGATATATATTCGCTAATTAAACCGCCAAAAGATGGAGAGGCTGGTTCATCAACATATTTAAATCAAAATAATGTAGAAAGAGCTCTAGCATACTATAAAAATAGAATTGCACAGAAGAAAAATATAGATCCAGGTTCTGCGACTGCTATGATAATACCACTAAAGACTAATATAGTAATGGATGGCATGTCTGGATTGTATCCATTTCAACTCTATACAATTAATGAAAATATGCTTCCGTATAGATATAGTACTGCTAATCTGGTAAATAAAAAACCAGCATTCTCAATAGCCCGTATGACGCATACAATAGATAATAATCAATGGACGACTTCAGTAGAAGGATTTATGACTTTATTAAGACCAGAGACAGATTATAATAATAAAGAAAAAAATCCAATAAAGACAATCATTACCAATGCTGTGGGACAAGAATCATATGTACCATTAGACGTTAAGGGATTCCCTCATACAGAATTAGAACGAATTACGTATTATGAACCCATATTAAAAGGAATAGGGGCTCCAATTACTGATACAAACCTTACATTTCTATATGCATGGAGAACTGGAGAAGGAGGTGTAGCTACTCACAATCCATTTAATACCACATACCATTCTGGATTAGTGGACGGAATTGATTATAGTGCATACCACTGCTGTAGAAGACATAATAATAGTAACCCAGTTAAAAGCTATAAAGACGCGGCGACTGGTGTTAAAGCCATAGTAAATACTCTATTGTATACTGGTAAAGGTAAAACTTATAAAGATCTCGTAGATTTACTTATAAAAGGCGATGCATCTTTGCAGTCTCTAAGTGCGCATCCATCTTTAAGACCAAAAACTGGATGGGGAACAGGGTTAAATGCATACAATGTGCTTAAAGCTCGAGCAGCTAAACATGAAAATTTAAGAGCGCCAGTAATAGAAACTACATTTACTAACTGTAAAGAAAAATATGCAGATGCATCATTTCAATCAAACTGTGGATAATAAATTAGTATAGTATGGCATTAAGATACTACCCATCATTTAGGACTCAAAATAATCAGAGTACAACAGGAGGAGATTATACTATCAATGGACAGCCGTATACAGGGAAGTTCTATCTGACATATGATGGCAAGGCGTACTCAGGAGCAGATCCATTGACAGGACCAAATCAATTATTGACTCCAACAAATCAATATGAGAATGCCCCAGCGCTATCTAATAAGTCTCTTCCAGCCGCATTGATAAACGCATTGGTAAAGTCCACTCCAGGAAACAAGACAATAACAAAGACGCCTCAACAACAAAGTCAAGCTACAAACTTAAATGGTCCAACTCCATATTATCCATATCCATTACAGAGTGATTATGATCGAGGTTATATTATAAGATGCTTTGTAAAGAAGATTAATACAGCTGGATACATTACTGAGATATCACAAGAGGAGTACGCAAATATACAGAATGGGGTAGTGCCATATGATATCTCTATGTATATGACTGGTCAAATCTTATGGAAGTTAACAGGTCCTCTAAACGCTGTGAGGATATCTCAATATGATACTAGAGCGGGTATAATCGACACCAATAAACGATTGACTGAGAATCTAAATAAGACATTCCTCGGGATAACAGATTTCATCGGAGGAGATTATACAAAGTGGACAAGACCTAGTTAAAAATTAGTATATTTATTATAAAAAAACTTAAAATAATGAAAAGTAATTTACAAGAAGTAAGGAAATTTCAAAAAATAGCAGGTCTATTAAAAGAAAATGAATCTAATTTATTAAGGCAATTACAAAGATATATTGATAATATAGGACTATTAGATTTTAAATCTCAAGGAGAAGAATCAGAAGAAGCTGAAATAGAAAATAGTGCTATACAGAAAGAAATAACTGAAATTAAAGGCGGAGATTATTTCCAAATTTTAGAGCGTTTTGCTGAGCTAAATTCATATAGACAAGAATATGCAGGACCTGATGAAGTTGGTGAGGTAGAAGAAAAACTAAAAACTTTAGCAAATGAATTAGGATTTACAGTTAAACAATTAAATAATATATAATAATTATAAAGGAACTCTCAAGGTTCCTTTTTTTATGCTCTTAAAACTTTAATTACAAAAGTTCAATAATATGCTGTACATTCCATAAAAGGTTATGTATGTATTTTATAATTGAAACATCACAACAGCTCTTAAAGCTCTCTCCAAGTGATTCTTGTTTCATTCAAGTAGTATCATCTTCAGACAGGTATCATCCTAGGCTATCTAGATGCTCACTGGTCTACTATAATGATGGCAGCAAAGGTTACATATTCCCCGTAAATCACAGCGAAGGATTCAGCTTAGAAATAGCTCAGATTCAGTCCTTCATAAACTCACATAAGAAAGTATACCTACTCGATAGAAAATACCATTCATATTTCCTCCAAATTGATAATGCAGTAGATCTCAATTTCATAAGGATGGATCAAGGAGTAGATGAATCAAAATTTGAGTGCGATACCCTGGTCCATAGAGATTTTTACATGAGGATGGGATTGATGCCTAACTTAAATGAGATCATACCAATAACAAAGCATTATGAAAGATGCCAGTGTCTTTATAATAAGGTTGAGTCCCTATTTGACCTTGAGAATGATCACAGCATATTGGACAGAGCTTCACAGGCATATGGGTGGGTAGAAAAGCAGGGCATAGCAATTAATGAGGATCTCTTAGATGATGCGTATACTGTCCAGTCAAAGAGTAGCTTTATAAAAGGAGGGTTGATCTATTCCTACTACAATATGTACAATACTACAGGCAGACCTACCAACTCTTTCAATGGAGTGAATTTTGTAGCAGTACCAAAGACTGAGAAATTTAGACAGTGTTTTATTCCAGGACATGATTACTTAGTTGAGTACGATTTTGATGCATATCACCTAAGATTAATAGCGCAGCAGATAAACTATGAATTTGAAGACCAAGACCAATCAATACATACTCAATTAGGCAAGATATACTTTGACAAGAAAGAACTAACAGAACAGGAGTATAGCAGATCAAAAGAGATCACATTCAAGCAGATGTATGGTGGGATAGAAGATCAATATAGGGAATTCCCATTCTTTTCAAAGCTTGGAGATTTCATAGAAGAGATCTGGAAGAGATACAAGAGGGACGGCTCATTGATACTTCCAACAGGCATAATGCTCAGAAAGAATCCAGAGATGAATAAGCTTAAGCTTTTTAATTACTGGGTGCAGAATCTTGAGACTAAGAATAATACCCAGAAGATAGAGGAGCTCAGGGAATATATGCAAGACAAGAGGAGCAGACTAATACTAATAACATATGACGCTTTCTTATTCGACTATTCAGTACAAGATGGTAAGGAATTTCTGATAGAGGTCAAAAAAATACTAGAGGTGGGTGGATTTAAAGTTAAACATAAATACGCAAAAGATTACTTTTTCAAATAAACCCAATATTTATTAATATCATGATAAAATTAATTTCTTTTTTAAAAGAGGACAACAAGATATTAGTCCCAAGACGTTCTCCTGAAGAACGCCAAAAGAACTATGCTATAGCTCTCCAAAAGAAAATTCAACAGTATATCAAAGATGGTGGAGTGGGAGATTTAAATTTAAGTGACACTCCAATAACCTCTCTGCCTGATAACCTTAAAGTCGGTGGATATTTAGACTTAAGTGACACTCCAATAACCTCTCTGCCTAATAACCTAGAAGTCGGTGGAGATTTAAACTTAAGCGGCACTCCAATAACCTCTCTGCCTAATAACCTAGAAGTCGGTGGAGATTTAAACTTAAGCGGCACTCCAATAACCTCTCTGCCTGATAACCTAGAAGTCGGTGGAAGTTTATACTTAAGTGACACTCCAATAACCTCTCTGCCTAATAACCTTAAAGTTGATGGATATTTAGACTTAATGAATACTAAAATAACCTCTCTGCCTGATAACCTTAAAGTTGATGGATGTTTATACTTAATGAATACTAAAATAACCTCTCTGCCTGATAACCTTAAAGTCGGTGGAGATTTATACTTAAGAGATACTCCAATATCTAAAAAATACTCAAAAGAAGAAATAAAAAAGATGATTAAAGATAGAGGAAGAAATATTAAATTACAAATTTATATATAAAAAATTATCAACAAATAGTATATATTTATAAAAACAAGCAGGTTATGACAATAATTACGTTAACACAGGAATCACTAATGAATAAGCTCTTTTGTAGCTTCACGCCCAAAGAACGACTCGAAGAAAGACTAGCTGAGATAAGCAGTGAGTATAAGATCCTATATAGTAAGATCTTTGTACTTGCATCTCCTGAGTCTGATGAGTACATGTGCACATACAATATTGAGGTAGACGGACATGAGACTAGAATGCTCAATAATACGATCCTGCTTCACAGAAAGAAAGAGACAAATACTCTCTATACAATAAATGCGCTGAATACCTTGATCATGACCTTAAACAATGGCATGATGGACAACAAGTTTCCCATAAACTGGCCTGAGTACAAAAACTCAGTGCTCCTCACTCAAGGCAGCGAGTTCAGGAAGTTAAATACTATCCTGCATAAAATAATTGCTACTTCGTAGATCTATTTTCCCAGATCGATCTTAATTAGTATATTCAATTATAAACAAATAGTTTCAAATATGGCAATTGATGTAAATGCGCTCAAGCAACGACTTGCGGCGCTACAAAATCCAAAAGGCGCAAAGGGAGATCAACCCAAGACACTTTGGAGAGCAGCAGTAGGAAAGCACTCGGTGAGAATACTCCCGTCTGTTTTCGACAAGACAAATCCGTTTAAAGAGATCTTTATCTACTACGGGATCAATAACAAGACAATGATGGCTCCTTCATGCTATGGTGAGAAAGACCCTATAGCGGAATTCACGCAGAAGCTACGCAAGACTTCATTAAAAGAAGATTGGCAAGCTGCAAGGAAGATGGAACCAAAGATGAGGGTCATGGTACCAGTCATTGTACGTGGAGAGGAAGACAAAGGCGTTATGCTTTGGGAATTCGGCAAGCAGGTTTTCATGGAGCTTCTGGCAATCATGGAAGATGAAGACGTAGGCGATTATACAGATCCTATTTCTGGTCGTGATATCACAATTGAGACTACATCACCTGAGCAGAACGGTACAAACTTCAACCAATCTAAAGTTAGGGTAAGGACAAAGATCACTCCACTTTCTGAAGATGATA